AAACCTAAACCTAAGTTTATAAAAAGCGATTTACTGCTCGTCTTGATTGGCTTGCTTTTCAGCCTTCTTGCGCTCTTTCAGCGCCTTGACCAGATTGCCGTCAGTCTTGTTCTTAGAGTGGACTGTCTTGACTTTGTCTAGATAGAAACTACGTGTAGATTCCATACCCTTAGGTCCTCCCCAAACCGTGAGCCACTCTTTGCCAGTGTCAGTCTTTGTGTAATTGACAAATACAAAGCGACCGCGCTCGCCAGAGATTTTGAGTTCAGTCCCCTTAGTCACATTTCGACCATTGATTTGCATCTCGGTAATGTACTCCCAGTTGGCATTTGGTCTAGCCGCTACTGGTTCTGTTGCTTTCTTTTTTCTTCCCATAATCCCCACTATACACTACACCACTGACATTTTGTCAATGCCTTACTTGAGCGTGTAGCAGGAATCGAACCTGCGCTACCAGTTTGGAAAACTGGAGTTCTGCCATTGAACTACACACGCGGGTACCACTCCCCATTAATGAGAGGAGTGGTGGTGAGTAGGTGGATTGCCTTTTACCACCAGTGCCTAGTCAATACGGTTCTCATAGTACCGCTTTTGAGCACACCCGCCCTTTGCCCGCTAAGGCGACCCGCTAAGGTCAGACGTTGCCTTATCCTCCCCATTTGACTTTGAGGATTATTCAGCCATACTCCAGGTTCTCCGTCGACAACCTGTTGGAAGAAACTATAACACAAACAAATTCAGTTTCCAGACAAAATGGTAAAATTTGTTATGGCTTATTTTTACGGAAACACCGAAATCCTTATAGAAGAAGATTTCATCACAGAAGAGCAGGCTGACCAACTAATTTCCTCAGCCGAGTTTCAGGCCAGAGCCAAGTGGACTAACGACCAAATGCCAAAAGAAAAAGACGACCACTCTAATTTTTGGGAAGGCAAAAGCCTTTTTGTAACAGAAATGCCAGATTTAGACCGAAACGTCTTAAGAGAGATAGAAACAAAAGCCAGACTATTATACGAAAAGACATACCCCGAACTAAAGGGGCAGGTCTCTTACTCCTACATTCACTGTATAAATAGATTCAAATCTGGAGACTCAATGCCAGTACATAGTGACAGAGGTCCACACAAAGGAAATAATGACATCCTCCACGGGTTCGTTATTTATTTGAACGACGACTATATGGGAGGGGAGATTTACTATCCCCAAAAAGCCCTTTCTATAAAGCCTAAGAAGTACAGCATCGTGATTCACCCAGGTAGCGAGGAATACCAGCACGGAGTCAAGGAAGTAATTTCAGGCGAGCGATACGCGCTTACAATGTTTACTCACTCAGATAAAAGCAAGTATCCTAACTAAAGGCATTAGTTCTCTGACAGCGGACGCAATTAATTTGCACTTCTATAAATAGTCTGTCTATAATCAGGTATAAAGGTTTCGACCAAAAGACAAATGACTTGAAAGGACATAATGTCAGAACAATTGGTAGAGCACTACGCTCCACTCCTAAAGGAACTATTGCCATTGGCTCGCAAGGCTTACGGCTCACGCAACACCAAATCGCCTCAGCACGACGCCAGCCGTGAATACACTCGCCTACTGGTCGAGTATTACTCAAAGGGTGGAAGTCTTATCGCCATCTCTAACGCTGTAGGAGTTACATACGCTGGTGTACGCAGACGCGTAACCACTGTAGACATTGCCCCAGCAACCAAGAGGGTTCGTAGCAAGGCAACTCCAGAGCAACTAGCGGAAGCAATAGAGCGCATCAAGATTGCTAAAGACAAGAGCGTGGAGGAGTATCACGAAGCACTTCGCCACGAATACGAGGACAACGGAATCTCGCTGACCAAGATTGCCAAAGGCTTAGGGCTAAGTTCTTCTAACCCTCTCTACTATGGAGTCGCTAGAACCAAACTCAAGAAGTAGGTTAAACAAGAAAACCCCCTCGAAAGAGGGGGTTTCTTATTTAGAGACTAGCGAGTTCCCTTGCTCTTTGCTACCTCAGCCTCAGCCGAACTAGCGAAAGCAATGTTGATTTCGTCTTCGTCAAGCGAGCCGTCTACAACATAAGCACGCGATAGAGACTCGGCAACTTCCATAATACCTACGAAGGCTGCTACAAGTGCTGACTGCCAGAGTTCTACTCCAGCGATTGAGCCTGCGGCTAGAACACCGCTAACTTTTAGGATTACAAGAGCGATAGTTCTCTTGAAAATCTTTTTTACAATTTCCATGTTTTCTCCCTAAGAGTGAGTTATTAAAGCCTCTCTCCCAAGGGCATACATCTATTTTACCTCTTTTATAGATTGCCTATTTTGAGGATTTACCAGCACGCTTCATTCTTCTGACCAGCAGTTTGCGCTCATTGGTATTTGTCCCGCCCCAGATGCCTTCTGCTTGTAACTCGATAGCCAAAGCCAAGCACTCTATCTTGTAAGGACAGGCATCACAAAGGGCTTTCGCGCCAAATTCGTCATAATAAGAAGAACTCAGCAGATTTCCAGAAGAGTCGTAATTCTCCTGAGGAAAGAAAGCCTCTGGGTCAGTTTCGGCGCACGTCGGCGGACCATACTTGCTGAATTTTTCTATTTCTTCGTTGGACAGAAAAACGCCTAGAGACAAGTTTTACTCTTTCTAATTAGCCACGGTTCGAACTAAACCCGCTACCTTTGAAGATAATTGGTGGAGCCGAAACTATTTGATTGAGTTTACCATCGCAACCATTAGCAGCGCAAGTTGTCTGCTGTTGGTCAGCGTGGATACTTCTTACCTCGGTGTATTTGTGTTCTTTATTCTTGTCGCAAACATAATCGTAAGTAGGCATTAGAAGTCCCAGTCGCTATCTTCAGTTGATTCGTGCTTGCCCATAACGTAAGAAGAACCAGAGCCAGAGAAGAAGTCGTGGTTTTCATCAGCGTTAGGAGACAAGGCAGCAAGGATGGCTGGGTTTACGTTTGTTTCTTCCTTAGGAAATAGCGGGTCGAAACCAAGGTTCATCAAAGCCTTGTTTGCGTTGTAGTGAAGGAACTTCTTCACGTCCTCAGCCAGACCGATGTCGTCATACAAGTCGTGAGTGTATTTACACTCGTTCTCGTAGAGTTCCAGTAGCAGGTCGTATGTGTATTCCTTGAGTTTTTCGCGCTCTACTTCTGGCAGTTCGTTGTAAGCCAACTGGAACTTGTAACCGATGTAGTAACCGTGAACAGCCTCGTCGCGAATGATTAGGCGAATTAGGTCAGCGGTGTTGGTCAAGCGACCGCGCGACGACAAATACATAGGCCAATAGAAGCCAGAGTAAAACAAGAAAGACTCCAGCAGAGTAGAAGCAGCCTTTCGCTTTAGTGGGTCGTCACCGTGGTAATAACCAAGAACAATCTCAGCCTTCTTCTGAAGGTAAGGGTTCTCCTCCGACCAGCGGAACGCGTCTTCAATCTCTTGAGTAGAACTTAGGGTGCTGAATACAGAAGAGTAAGACTTAGCGTGCACCGACTCCATAAAAGAGATGTTGGTCAATACAGCCTCTTCGTGCTGAGTCCTAGCATCTGGAATAAGCGCCACTGCGCCAACAGTTCCTTGGATGGTGTCGAGCATAGTTAGACCAGTGAACACCCTCATACTTAGCAATCTTTCAGTATCGGTCAGGTTGCCCCAAGACTGAACGTCGTTGGATAGTGGCACCTTCTCAGGCAACCAAAAATTGGCAGTAAGGCGATTCCAGACAATGAGGTCTACCTCATCCTCAATCTTGTTCCAGTTGATTGGTCTAGTAATTCCAGTCATTTTATTCCTTTCTAAGTTCTAAAGCATGCAAGAGACGCAACCCTCAACGTCGGTGCCGTCGAGAGCCATCTGTCGGATACGGATGTAGTAAATGGTCTTGATGCCCTTTTTCCATGCGTAAATCTGTGCACGGTTGACATCGCGAGTGGTTGCGGTGTCCTTGAAGAACAGGGTTAGCGATAGACCTTGGTCAACGTGTTGAGTCGCCTCGGCATAAGTGTCGATAATTGCCTCTGGACCAATTTCATAAGCATCTTTGAAATATTCGCGGTTGTCGTTGGTCAGATAAGGCGCTGGGTAATAAACGCGACCTAACTTACCTTCCTTGCGAATCTCAATCTGAGAAGCAATTGGGTGGATGCTAGAGGTCGAGTTATTGATGTAAGAAATCGAACCAGTCGGTGGCACAGCCTGAAGGTTCTGGTTGTAGATACCGTGCTTGGCAACTTTGGTAGCCAACTTCTTCCAGTCCTCTTGGTTAGGAATTTCGATACCAGCGTCAGCAAACAACTTCTCTACACGTTTGGTCTTAGGCTTCCACTCGTTCTCAATGTACTTAGTGAAGAACTCACCGCTGGCATACTTCGAGTTCTCAAAGTTGTGGAACTTAGAGTCTCGCTCAATCGCCAACTTGTTTGATGCCTTCAGAGCGTGGAACAGCACGGTGTAGAAGTAGATGTTGGTGAAGTCCAACGCCTCCTCCGAGCCATAGTGAATCTTTTCACGACCAAAGTATCCGTGGAGGTTCATCTGGCCTAGTCCAATAGCGCGGGAACGCTTGTTTCCTTCGGCAATAGACATAACTGAGTCGATATAACTCAGGTCTGAAACTGAAGTCAGGGCACGAATAGAGGTTTCAACAGTTTTTAGAATGTCTCCACCGTCCATCACCTTAGCGATGTTCATCGAACCTAGGTTGCAGGAGATGTCATTACCAATCTCGTTGTAAGACAGGTCGTTGTTGTAGGTGGTCGGGGTGTTGACCTGAAGAATCTCTGAGCAGAGGTTCGACATATTGATACGACCCTCAACAGGGTTTGCCTTGTTCACGGTGTCTTCATACATTATGTATGGGTAGCCAGACTCAAACTGAAGTTCCGCAATACGCTCAAACAAAACACGAGCCTTAATCTTGCTCTTCTTGATACGAGGGTCGTCGACCATTTCTTGATACTTCTCAGTGACCGAGATGTCGCCGAACGGAACGCCATATACACGCTCTACGTCATAAGGAGAGAAGAGGTACATATCTTCGTTCGTTTTAGCCAACTCAACGGTAATGTCTGGAACAACCACACCGATGGAGAGGGTCTTGATACGAACCTTCTCATCAGCGTTCTCACGCTTGGTGTCGAGGAACTTCATGATGTCTGGGTGGTGAGCGTTTAGGTAAACCGCCCCTGCACCTTGACGAGCACCCAACTGGTTGGCGTATGAGAAAGCATCTTCTAGCATTTTCATTACAGGAATTACACCCGATGACTGGCCCTCAATCTTCTTGATTGGTGCTCCGTGCTCGCGCAAGTTGCTTAGGCTCAATGCCACTCCGCCACCACGCTTTGAAAGTTGTAGAGCAGAGTTGATGCCGCGGGAGATTGACTCCATGTTGTCTTCGATGCGAAGCAGGAAGCAGGAGACAAACTCACCTCGCTGCTTCTTACCAGCGTTCAAGAAAGTTGGAGTGGCAGGCTGGAAACGTCCAGTAATAATTTCGTCAATTAGCGCAAGAACTTGCTTCTTGTCTCCAGCAGCCAAGGTCAGGGCGTTCATTACGATTCGGTCTTCAAAGCGCTCTAAGTAACGCGAGCCATCAAAAGTCTTTAGGGCGTATGAGGTGTAGAACTTGTAGGCACCAAGGAAAGCATCAAAGCGGAACTTGTAAGCGTAAGCGTGCTTGAAGGCTTCTTTTACGAACTCAGGGTCATACTGGTCCAGAACTTCCTTCTCGTAGTACTCGTTCTCAACTAAGTAGTGGAGTTTTTCCTCAATCGAGTGGAAGAAGACGGTGTTCTGGTTTACGTGGTCTAGGAAGTAAGCGCGTGCTGCCTCTTTGTCTTTACCAAATTGAATCTTCCCATTCTCGTCGTAGAGATTGAGCATCGCGTTTAGTTCGTGGTAACTGTAATCTGTCACAGCAACTCCATTCTTTTATTTACTTCCATAACATCGTCTAAAGTTCCAGTGATTTCAACTTTGTATATCACTGGCACACCTGTTTTTTGAGCAACAACTTCTGCTCCTCGGCAATAGTGCTCACCAAAATTGGTGTTCCCCATACCGACTACTGCTTTTATGTTCTGCCTATTATCCAAGATGTTTAGAAATTTAACAACTTGCTTTGGCACAACGTGTGAATCATTGCCTCCACCATAAGTAGGGACAAACAAAACATAAGGTTTATTAACAATCAGAGGCTCGGACTCCTCCCATTTGATAGGGATGCGAATCGGTGCGTCAGTTAATTTTTCGACAAATTTTTTAGTATTGCCAGAGTGGTTAGAGAAATAAACTATCTCCACTGACGACTCCCAAATTGACCGTAAATAAATAAAAATCCAAACCAAATAGCGACCAAATTTGGGGGCACTAAAGCGCCCGAAAAGCGGGCTATCTGGTATTGGATGTTGAATAAGTATAGCAAAAATTATTCGCCCGATAAAAACAGGGCATCCATAATTTCACGACATTCAGGGCAAACGGGATATTTTTTCGGGTCCCTATGAGGTACAAAAATCTTGCCACACAAAGCCTCTATAGGATTTCCCATAACGTAAGACTCGGTGACTTTAGCAGCCTCCGCATAGTGAGCAAAGTGATTCTCTTCGTTATCAGTTGATTTAGTTGCGGGTGCTTCTAATAGTTCTGTGCTCATACGTCTCTCAACATTTCCACCACTTTGTCTAAATTAATGCTGGCTAGATAAGAAGCCACATCATTTTTACCAAACGATACCACCACTTGATTGTCTAAGACAACAAGCCCAGCAGCAAATTCAATACCACCACTTATAAACTGAAAAGGCTCGGATAGTTGGATAAGTTTTCCGTAGTAGTCGTATCGAGCAAATCTATGTTCGTAGTTTCTTAGTTCTGCCCCCACCACTCCGAATCTTTTGGAACTAAAATATTCAATCTTTTTTATATAAGTTTTATGTCCTATTGCCAAATATGTGGAATCCCCTAAGTCCCACAGGTTAGAGCCTCCCCTAAAATTTTTTATTTCATCATTTAGGTCTCTGACAGTTATTAGTTCTCTGTCTTTCACAATTTGATTAGGACCGTATACGTAATCAAAGTTAGGATTCTCTTCATAAGGAGTCATCCAGTTTTTTTCTGCTTTTTTGTTATCTTCATTGATAAACCCGTTTAAGTCTAAAAAACAAGCAACATCATTTTTTATAATAAACTTAGCCATTCTGGGGATTGGTATTCCGTATGGTTCTTTCATAACAGCAGTGAAATGCCAACCGCCATTACGCCAAAAAACCTTGGCATCTTCGGCACCTCTAACCACTTTTAAGTCCTCATCGGCAAGCGGTATCGAGTCAAACTTTATTTCTCGTAAATTCTCAATTTCCAAATCAGAATTTAATTCACAAAAATATACTTTATTTTTTATCTTGTCGCCAGTAGTGACTACATATTCAGCCGTATTAGGTTCAACTACATAGTTGCTGGAACGAATAGTCATCACCAATCCGCCCTCTTTAGAGTAGCCAATAGAAGGATTTGTAGCAGACCAAGTCTGAACCTCGGGGTCTACCAAGCGTCTGACTTTCTTGACAGAGCCTCCAAAAGACGAAAATAGAGGGTAATTTAGCATCTTATAATCATAACTGTGGCGACAGAAACTCGAGTTGAAGACTATCTAATAAATACTTCGGACCGCTGCGACGCTTGTCAAGCACAAGCGTATGTCTATGTCCAACTAGAGTCAGGAGAACTGTTTTTCTGCCTACACCACTGGAAGTGCTATAGCGAACTACTATCGCCCTTAGCACTAGAAGTTCTTGATGAGTCGGAAAGATTACTAATCCGATAATAGAGAAAAGCCAAAAACTGGCTTTTAGACAGTCAAGACGCTCAATTTTAGCCTCCCCGCTAGGTTGAGTTCTGCCCTTTCTAAAACACACAGGGTAGCGTTTATTGTAAAATAATAAGGACTACATCCTCTTTGAAAGAGCAAAATTGAGCCGTTACTCCCCAGCAGGTTTATACAATGTTATCGCCGACCAAGGCGCTACCTTGTCGCAGACCATTACTTGGAAAGACTCGGCTCGCACAGCAATAAACACGACTGGATACACGGCTCGTATGCATGTTCGTGACACAGCAGCCTCAAATACGACTGTTTTAATTTTGACTACTGAAAATAACAGAATTTCAGTGGACGGTGCTAACGGCATATTTGAACTGACAGTATCGGCATCTGATATGGCTAACGTTATTGCTGACAAATATGTCTATGACTTAGAAATAATTGCCCCCGTAAGTGGAACAGTCACTCGTCTTTTATACGGAAACTTTGTAGTCCGTGCGGAGGTTACTAGATAATGGCAGACCCAAGAAGTTACCACGTAGAAATTTCCCGTGGCGGTCCACAAGGTGTTCAAGGACCAACT